ACTTGACTAATATATACCACATTGATGGTTGATTGGCAGCACTGAACGTGGCGGCACTCATCCTACTTAATGTATATACCACTTCCCCGTCTGTATAAGTTGGCTTATAAGTGTCATTTGTCTGTACTAAATTTCTGCCACTTGCCAACTTGTCATTCCATGCTGAGATTAATCCGGCTTCGCTTGCTGTTATTGTTGAAGCATCAGAGGCATCATACCATGCTATTGTATTGCCATCACTTAGTATTGCCGGAGGTCCGACATTATTAGTTGCCGTTGTCGTATCGGCTGTTTTTGCAAAAGTTACAATAACGACCTGCCCATAAGTCACGGCAGAGGCAAGAACCAATGTTATGGCTGCACCCGTCCATGATGCTGATGAAACCGAAACGCCAACAGCGTCAACGGTCACAGTAAAATCAGTAGCACCCAATGATGGCTGTGCAGTAGGAAATGTCAGCACCACATGCGTTGGTGCAGCGTTCTCTACCGTTGCTGAAATCAGCGTAGTCCAGTATGTACTCCATCGATCATTATTTCTTCTAAACGGGACTCCTACGCCTATACCTATAATGGCCATAACTCCTCCTTTTTTTGTTTGCGTTTCTCCCACGCAAGTTTATTTGATGCCCTCATCTTTATTAACGTCTCTTCCGAGTAACGACCTTTCTTGCCCTTAAATTTATTCGGATACTTACTCTTTTTCCCTTTCTTAGGAGAAGGCTTGCCATACATCGGATTGTTCTTCCCCTTCATAGATTCGCTTATCCTACGTTTATGTTGTTCCGTTAGCCTCTTCCCTTTTACCCATGTTGGTTTACCTTTATGTACTTTACTTAATTTTGCTCTTGTCTCATCCGAAACAAACCTCCCCGCCGTATTCCCAGCAACAGGACAAACATTAAACCATGGATCAAGCGCATCGATATAAAATTGTTCCATTGCAATAAGGTTATCTTTATCACAACCAATAATAACCTCAAAAATCAGATCGTCCTCCCCGTACTTGTTATAATGATACTGTAGTTTAGGATTAATATGATTGTTTTTTTTAAGTCTATATAAGTGCGTTTTTTGTCTTTCTTTGACATCCATGCTGCTACCTATATAAATCCTTTCAGGTTTACACTTGGATTGAATCTTATATATCCCAGATATTTTCATAATGTACTCCAGTCTATGCCCCCTCTATGAAATATCGGGCTGATACCTAAAGCTATTTTCATGACTTATCCATTATCTGCGGTTATAACACTGTTATCTGCGGTCACCTCGGTTGAGTCTGCTGTCAAATCATCAACCGGCGGCGGTAGTGGTACGCTTGCCCGTGCGGCAATCTGAAGAGCTGATTTTGTTATCGGGACGGAGATCATAACGATGCGTAAAATACCCAGAACGTACCCTTGCCCGGAGTGAACTTACTCAAAGGACAATCCGGAATAATCATCTTATTGTCGTTTATAGCAGCCGTAACATTTGCCACGCTTGTCACAGCTGTGCCAGCCAAATCACCAGAAGCATTTGCACCTGAAGAAGCCCCTGTGAAGTCAGTACCGGCAACCGTCGAAGTGAATATCAACACTGCGCCGTCAGAAGTCAGAACCGACCCCGCAGCGAGATAAGCAGCAGCCGAAGCTGTTACAAAAGCTGCAGCCGTCGCAGCCAGGCCCCCTGCATTCCAGGTACAGGTCTGCGTAACACCATCAACAACAATTGTACACGTCCCGGAGGTACCCGCTAAAGTAATCCGGTCAACACGTTTCACACTCATAAAAGATCTTCCGGTGATGACTTTATCCTGATACCCTCCTTTGAGGTACTGCGATTCAGTCATATTAATGATCCTGCTGTCATCTTCGTTTGAGATGATAGCATAAATTTTGCCCAGTCGTGCGGTAAACTCTGAAGTCCCGCTAACGAGATCGCACCCTATTCCGCCTGCAATTTTCTGTAAGTCCATTTTATTTAATCGTTTGGTTCTCTATCGTAAAAGTTATAAGCCTGGTTTTTCTTCATCACTATTCCCCCGTGCAGCCCTATGCGTTCACTTGCATTTAATCCGCGTGCATACAAGGGATAAAGTGAGTAGTTATCTTCGAGGTATTCATTCAAAGCCCTGACCTTATCTTCTGCAAAAATCAAAGCCTGATCCCTTATAGCCGCAAATCCTTCATCTGTCAAAGGAGTTGCGTTATTAATTTGTAAGGCATTGGTTCCTAAGTCGCTGATTTCAGTGCGAAGTTCAGGCAGTAAAACATATTTTGCATAATAGTAAAGTACAGGCTTTACATAAACCAGTAAAGCGGTGTAACTTGCAGGAGCAGCCACCACAGCATCGTAAAAGTCTGACCCGAGGATAGGTTTCAGGTACTTATGCTGCACCATCTCAAGGAGATCAGTTGATACCCTGGATTCCGAAATGGTTCGGGTAAAAGCAGCCGTTAGGAATTCTGATTTACTGATCAGTGCCATAACCTTGAGGTATTATAAGTTTCTGCTGCTGTTCATCGTTAGGATCAAAGTCCTGACCCCGTTTTTGTCTTACCTCCCAGATGTACATATAACTGTCATCGTCTACCGGAGGGGTGTTTATAAACGAAAGATCAAACTCCCTGCGCTGCTGTTCACGGTACACTCTTTGGATAGCCGAAGTAAATGCTCTTTGCTCGCCTCTTATGATAGTTTTTTGAGCAACGTTATACTCATTTAAGATCCTATGAGTATCAAACCCGGTATTATCAGGCAGTGAAGCCAGCGACCGAAACCAGCCGTGAGCTATCAGAATATCAGTCAAAGACTGAGCATGGAGTTGTTCCCAGCTCCCTTCGTCTTTCTGTTCAGTTTTGATAAACTGTGTCGTATCGGCTTTTTCGCCTTCCTGCGCCCTACTTTTGGTCAGAACCATCAGCTTAGCTTGATTGCCTTCGCCGGTGTGTTCTTTTTCAATGTAATCAATAACCTCTTTCCCTTCAACTGCATCCTTCACAGGAACAATCAGAAACCCGCTGGTATGAAATGCGTTTTTAAGTCGGGCGAGGTTCCATTTGTTGGTTTTCAGGTCAATCAGTACACTGTCTTTCCCACATATCCAGCCCGGCACGCCGTAAAAGTAGAATTCCGGTTCGTAATTTTTGACATGAATAACGCTTCTCAGAACCTGTACGCCGTACTCATTTTTATCAGCCGTGAACTTAGGATAGAGTGACATTTTAATCATATCGGGATCGGCACTGCCTTTGTAAGCTGACCAGTCGGGGTGAACAAAAAGTTCTCCTTCATCACGAGATAACCTGACTTTTGTGTAATCAATGTGATTGAACCAAAGAAAAGATTTTGACCCGTCGGTAATCACCTCAATATACCCATTTCCACCCATTGCCCGGTCAAGGAAAAACTTAGCAGCAACATCATCCAGTCGTTCACCCTCGAAGTTGATACTCTTTATTTCTTCCTCAATCTTTTTGTCATCAGTCGTCAGTCCATCACCAAGAAAATAATGACACTTACTGTTTATCACTCCCCGGTGAACAGGCGAGGAACGAGAAAATAGAGCCGTAGCCTGTGGGAAAAGATTATCACTCCCAAAGGGAACAAACGGCGAAAGTTTGAGATCATAGTTAATCTTTACGGGTTTGATCTCGTAGTCCGGAACATAATTTATGATTGTGCCTCTTTTCATAAAAAAAAGGCCGGGCAGCCCCGGCCCCTTTCTTTACTCTTTTGAACCTTTGTCGAAGTACTCAGGATAAATCTCCCTGATCTTTTTCAGTTGCTCTTTCGTGGCCTCCGATAATTTTACAGTTATCGACCTCCGCCCCTGGGTGTAAGTGACTACACTGTCGAGGTGTTCCTTCTTTATCATGCGTTCCAGTCGATTATTGTTGAAGTACCGGCATTGATAGCTCCGTTCAGTGTGGTATCAAATGGAATTGAAATTCCACTGCCTTCGCTCCCAAACGTGGGAGTGATCAACTGACCTGCCTCATCTGAAGGTGAGGTACCCGTTGATCTGGGCGCACCCGTGAGACGAAGCGGACGGTTTTTGCCATCAACTGTATTATAACCTACCAGCCAGTTCTGACCGTTGCCATCAGTGACAATAGCCAGGAACCCACATGGTGAGCCATCCATGAGAGACTGAATGAGTGTTGCAGACGTTTTTGTCGGTTTAGCAATTTTGAACTCAAGTGCCTGAGTTACCTTAACATTGCTTTTACCTACTGCTTCGACGTTCTCATCCCATTTGATTGAATCCTGCTCAACATCTATCTCCTTAAAGGGAGTAGTGCCGGTTATGGCACTAATCTCCCCTGAGGTGACGGTTATGGCAGTGGCGTTGGCTATCTCAGCGATAAATACTGCCGAGGCCCCGCTTGTGTTCTTGGCGCATGTGTGCGCATATTTTACTAAGGCCATATCCGTTAGTTATTAATATGCTACACAAAGCAGTTTGTTGTGTGCGTACTGAACACCCATGATCAGTTTCGCTCTCCAGCGGTTCATTTCAAGATCCTTATTGAACCAGAAGTCGTATGAGTTGAACTCATTGGCTCCGTCGATGCCCAGAATCAGGTTGTCGTAAGCAGAGTAAATAACACGGTGAGGATAAGCCCAGAGCTCAGTCGAAACGTGAGCGAAGTCAGCGTCAAGGTGATAGTCCCATCCGATATTGATGACCGGAATGCCACGGAAGGTGAGAATCTCCTGAGTACCGTTCACGATGTTCTGATAACCTGCGGTAGTCCATCCCGTGCTTTCGAGGTAAGCGATCAGGTTTTCATAAACCAGGTCACCAACGTAGAATGCCTTCATATTTTTCGGGATCTGCTTCAGCTCTTTCGGCGCACCGGTCCACAGTGATGTAAGAATCGTGTGAGCCTCCCCAGCTGCCAGTGCAGTAGGAGCAGTGTTTGCGGTAGTAGCTGCTATCGTACAAGCATAGGTACCTGATACCGAAGTAAAGGTGATAGCCTGCATCGGACGGCCAACAATGTTTGCAGTCACAATCAGTGTGGTGGTCCCTGACAGTGAATAACCACGTGCGGTGAGTGCCGTTGCATAAGCGGTGCGAAATGCGTTAAAGGTTGTCAGTGCGTTGGTGTCACGGGTTGAAAGATAATTAACACCGTCGATATTGATGTTACCTGATCCGGAGGCATCAACTGACATTGTTACGGTCTGAACCTGAGCAACGGCCCCGTCAGTTACTGCGATTCTCTTGATCTGCGTTGCAGAGGGAGAAGTTGCAGCATTGTTCATAATGAGCTTCCAGAACCCATCATACATGTTGTAAGCTGTATCAGCCACTCCATTCTGAACACTTGACGTAACACCTTCTTTCGCGGTGTCTGCAAGCCATGCCTGGCGGTACACGTCAGAAGCCAGCCCCATCATGAACATCTCAGTGAGGACTTTCTGAAGCATTGCAGCCTTATCGCTCACCGAAAGATCATTCCAGTTGCCTTTTGCCAGAAGCTGACCAAAAACAGTGTTATAAAACACGGTTGCATCGGTCTCCTGCTCGGCTTTGAGTTTGTAAACCTCAAGTGTACGCTGCGTGTAAGTAGCTCCGGTTGACCCGGTGAATCCCACTGCGGCGGCTTTGAGCATCTTCGCAACGGGGTTGAAGTAGTTCAGGAGCTGTTTGTCCTGTACGTTCGGCATGACCCTGATACCTTCGGTCTCAAGGGGTGATTTGCCAACAAACATGGGTTTGATAAGGTAATCAAATGTTTCCTTACCAGCCCAGCTAACGGAAGTTGTGATAAAATTTGCCATTTATTTCTGTTTTGGATTGTTAAGAGGTTTCCCTAATAGGAAATTACCGTCGAGAGCTTTGATCTCATCGGCAAAGGGGACACTTACATTTTCAATGTCATCATCCTCGCCACCGGCTTTTCCTTTGGGTTTGGTACTCGGTGATGTTGCTTTTGCCAGTGCCGTACGGGCTTCAGCCAGTTCAGCAGTCAGTCGTTCAACATCTGAGTTACGGGCTGTGAGTTCTTCCCGTAATGCCGTGACAACTGCCTCCGGCTCTTCGGTCACTGCTTCAACTGCGGCCTCCTGTACGTCCTCGACGACCTCGGCGGCGGATTCTGCTGCGACTTCAGTCACTGGTTCTGCTGCTGTGTCCTCGACCTCGGCAGCCACATCACCGCCCTCGGCAGCGACGGTTTCGTTTTCTTCTCCTTTCAGAAAATCAACGATCTTTTCAAAAAAATTCTTGTCTTTCATATATTTATCCTGAATTTGCGGAAGTTTAAACTTTTCAAATGCTTCAATATCTCCACGAGCCAGTGCAACGGCCTTTGAAGGCTCAATTATTTCGTCAATCAGTCCGGCCTCTTTTGCTTCTTCGGCATCAATCCACTTACCGTATCCGTTATTTTCATCCATTAATGACCGGACCTTATCTTCCTGTCCCCCACGTTTAATATAAATGTCGATCAACCTTGCATCAACTTTTTTCAGGTCATCAACTGCGGCCTCAATGTCATTGACATTTCCCATTGCAATATTTGAGGCGTGATGAATAAGGTATAAGGCATTGGATGACATCTGCCGTTTGTTTCCTGCCTGTGCTATAATTGTAGCGGCTGAAGCCGTAAGACTGAACACACGAGTAGTGATT